AGGTTGACGATACAATTATTTTAGCAAGAGACGAACAGATATATAAAACAACAGATAATTTTGCAACTGTCACAACACACAATCAACTTGTAGGTCCTACAGGAAGTAAGATAGTAGACATTGCACTAGATGGTTCTAATCTTTATATTGTCAAAAACAATGGTACAGATTCAAATATATACGTATGTGATTTATCTGCAGGTTTTACGTTTTTAGATTATTCAGGTAATTTATCAGGTAGAGTTGTAGAACAAATTTTTGTTGTTAAAAATATTGTTTTATCAGCAGAAGCAGATGGTAAGTTATATGAACTTGCAGGTACAGGATCACCTACATTAATAAAAGATTTACCACCAGGTGAGAAGTGGGCAGCTGTAGAAGACGCAGGTGCAGTTATATTAGCTGCAAGTGATGGCGGGTATATATATTCTATAAAAGAAGGTACTAGCGGATTAGAACTAGCAGGACAAACATACATAGAAAACGAAGAAATAGTAGATGTTTTAGAAACTAATGGTATTATATTTTTCTCTACAGCAGAGTCAACATCAGCAGGCGGTAAGGTAGGTAGATTATATAGAGGTGTATTAAGCAATGATACTAATTTGTATAATGTATCTAACAGACAACTTATAAAAGAGTTTGGTGCTGACGACAGCACACTAGATCATTCACCACAAAAATTCTATGCAACAAGGGATCAAGTATATTTTGGTGTTATAGACAGTGCAACAGAGACACATTTGTATTCTATATATTTACCAACATTAGGTTATGCCAGAGATAAATATTTTGTTACTTCTACGTCAGGTAAAGTTTTAGATATAGTTGTAGCTAAAGATCAACTATTTTTTCTAGTAGCAGGTGTAGGTCTAGTACAGGAAGCAAGCACGTATGTATCAGATGGATATTTAATTATGTCTTCTGCTGACTTCTTTACATCACAACCAAAACAATGGGTAGGATCTAGACTTTATGTAGATACAATAGGAAACAATACATCTGTACAAACTGATTTTAGTAATGATCTAAATGATTTAACTACACCTACATCTACAAACTATGCAACAATACAAAACCTTGAACAAGGAGAAGGTGGCGACGAAGTTACAATACAGAACGTTGTTGCTAGATGGTTTATACCTAAAATAACATTACGTTCTAATGATGGTAAAACACATACACCAGAAGTTTATTCTTTTGCTGTACGTGCATTCCCAGAACCGGAAGACGTTATATTACGTTTACCTGTTAACGTGTCAGATAAATTAGAACGACCTGGCAAGAGAGGTAAAATTATACCTGGTGCCGGTGCTAAATTATTTAACACTTTACAAAGATTAGAAGGTAAATCTGTAACATGCAAAGTTTTTAGACCTGACCTAATTGTGCGTGGTATTCTAGAGAATGTAACATTACCTGTTACTGAAATAGTACAGAGAGGTTCATCTACAGTATTTTGTACAATACAAGTACGTGGACAGCAGGTAACAAATACATTAGATGAAGTTACATCATTAGGTGTATTAGGTGTAGGAGAATTAGGTATATATGAGTTTGGATCGTAATGGCAGATACTAGAAAAGCAGCAAAAGCATTTACAGAGAACGCGTTTGAAACTACGTTAACTTCTGTTTTTAACTCTACTGATGTTACTTTGTCAGTAAACTCTACTGGTAATCTTGCAGGATCAGGTCCTGTATACATTGTTTTAAATCCAGATGACGCAGCTAAAAGAGAATATATATTTATAGACGGCAGCATTACATCTACAACAATGACTACATCAACAGTAGACAATAGATTTTTAGCAGGATCAGCAGCTAGTTCTGGTATTGACCATAGCTCTGGTGATCGTGTACGTATAGCACCTATGTCACAACACTTTGATGATATATGGAATGCAATAGGTAAAGTAGTAGATGTTGATTACAGCAGTGGTACAGCAGAGTCTATAAAAATAGCAGGACCTGTAGATGTAAACAATCAAGTTTTAAGTAACGTACCTGATCCTACAAATCCACAAGAACCTGCAACTAAAGCGTATGTTGACGCAAAAGATATAGATGATGACCTAAGCATATCTGATGGTAGTAATACAGGTACAGTAGATTTAGATACTGAAACATTGACTGTACAAGGTACAGCTAATGAAATAGAAGTTGAATTAACAGGAGATACATTTACAGTAAAACAACCTAATAATGTAACAATAGGTAATGAATTAACTGCAACAGGTCAGATACTTGCACAAAACGGTATACAAACAGACTCTATAAGCGAACGTAATGCAGGATCTAAGATAACAATTAACAGCGATATAGAATTATCTACAGGTAATCAAGCTATTGGTTTTGGTGGCGGTGTTGTAAACAAACTTATTAATGGTAACTTCTCTGTATGGCAAAGAGGTACATCATTTACATCTGATGGTTACACAGCTGATAGATGGAGATTAGGTCGATCAGGCACAGGTACAACTACATTATCACAAGAAGATTTTACTGTAGGACAAACAGATGTTCCAGACAATCCTAAGCATTTTGTTAGACTAACTAAAAGCAGTGGTACATCTAGTGGTTATAATGATTTTATATCACAACGTATAGAGGGTGTAGATACATTTGCAAGCACACAATGTACACTAAGTTTTTATTGTAAATCTGCTTCAGGTACTCCAAACATACAAGTACAAATAGAACAAAACTTTGGATCTGGTGGTTCACCAAGTACAGCTGTAACTACAGATATTAGTACAAGTACAACAAGTGCTAGTTGGACAAAGAAAACATTTACATTTACACCTGCAAGCATATCAGGTAAAACTTTAGGTACTAATGATGAAGGTACAACACACTATTTAGAAATAAGAATAAAAGTAGAAGGTACAAGTAACGTATCTGCAGATTTTGCACAGATACAATTAGAGAGAGGACCACAAGCTAGTGATTTTGTGGTTACAGATTTTGCTACAGAACGTGCTAAATGTCTAAGATATTATCAAAAAATCCATGCTAATGGTTCAACTCAAATAGTAGGTTCTGGTGCAATAACAAGGTCAGACGCTGTTGACGCTTTTGTACCAATAGCAGCACCTATGCGTACAGATCCAACATTTAGTAACAGTGGTGCTTTAACTTTTTATAGATCAACTGACACTTTGAACGTGCCTAGTCCTGGTTTTAACCATCAAACAGGTGGTGTAAACGGTCTAGGACCTGGTACAGGTATATTTGAAACAGACTTCTCTGGTCAACCAGATGGTCATGGTGGTGTGCTAGTCTTAAATAACGGATCTAGTTTGATAGCAGACGCGGAGTTATAATGGGTGAAGATATAGAACTTATAAATTATTGTGAAAAAGGTTACTATCCTGACGGCACACAAACAACATTAAATATAATTTTTAAAAATGGCGATAGAACATGTATACCAGTAAATAAACAACACGGTATATGGTATGACTTAGTACAAGAATGGGTAGCTGCAGGTAATACAATACAAGACAATCCTCCTGGAGGTGGATAATGCCTACAACTAGAGGTGCATGGGAAGCAAAAAATGTAAACGCATTTGAGACACAACTTACAAGTCAAGCAAATGCTTTAGATCTTACATTCTTTTTACAATCTACAACAGGATTACAAGCACCTTTTTATATGGTGTTAGATCCTGATGATAGTTCTGCAAGAGAATATATATATGTTGACGGTAACATAACATCTACAACAGTTGTTACTACAGATATTGCAAATAGATATTTAGATGGATCAGCAGACACAAGTGGTCTAGCTCATATTGCAGGCACAAAGGTACGTATTGTACCTACTAAACAACACTTCGAAGATATATGGGACGCAATAGATTTACTTGTAGATACAGATTATTCTTCTGGTACAAAAGGAACTATTAAAACTTCTGCAATAAATTCAGCACTAACTGATATTTCAGTATCACAAATTGCAGCAGACTCACTTACAACAGAGTCAGAAGGTATTACAAATCAAGATGATGATGTACATATACCTACAAATGCAGCTGTAAAAGACATGTTAGAAACACCTGCAATGGTTGTAGGTAACAAAGAATTAAAAGCATACAAAGAAACTAAACAATCATTAACAAGTTCCAGTGGTGTTGTAGCAATCAATATGGCTAATGGTAATACAGGTGCAATAACACTTACAGAAAATATTACAGATATAGATTTTACAAATGTACCTACATCAGGTGTATCTACATTTACTTTACAAATAACACAACATGCTAGTTCTAATAAAACTGTTGCTATAAATGCTATAACAGTAAATGCAGGATCAAACGTAACTGCATTGACACCAGGTGCTGCAGGTTTTACTATGACTACTGGTGCTAATAAAGTAGATTTACTTACATTTTTATTTGTAGACGCAGCTACACCACTTCTTAATTCATTACAAGATTTTAGTTAAATGCCATTTGGATCAGGTAGATTCGGTTTATCAGGTGGCAGAGACTTATTAATACCACCAAACATAGGTGCAGATCCTAGATACATATTGCATGCTAGTTCCTGGAATACTGGAACCAATACATGGGACGATCATTTAGGCAGTTCAATTACAATGAATGTAGATGGAACACCTACCTACGCAGCAGCAGTAACAGACGTACCATATTCAGGTGGTACTGCTGTAACACTTCCTGCAGTCAGGTTTAATGGTACAAGCGATGGTTTAGAAATAGCCAATTTTCAGATAAATTCAAGCAACACAAGTATATTTTGGATTTCTAGGTGGGGTGATGGTGTTTCAAATAGTAATTCAGAAGGTGAAGGATCACCAATAAGGGCATTTAACTCTGGTGGTAAGACAAGTTATTTTGGTCATCAAGAACATGGTGATGGTCAATGTAGAGTGATGAACACAAATATAACACCAGATGGTAGTGGGAATGGTAGTACAGCGTCAACGTTAAGTTCAGCAGCAAATGGTGGCAATTGGTATGTGCATGGTTTTAGATCTAATACTTCTAATCAAGCAGAAGCAGCATACATAATAAGGGCAAGAAACGCAATAGGTGGTGGCACACTTAATACACAAATTACTAAACAAGATGTAAACAGTGGTGATTCAGGTTTTAGTGGACCTATGACTGTAAATAAAGGTAATGAGTTCAATGGTTATTCTCGTTCTCCAGTTGATATAAATAGTATATATTATTACAACACTGGCTTATCTGATACACAAATCAGTGATATTGTCTTGTACTTAGGTAACCTTGTCGGATTAAACTAATGGTATACTTTTAATTATGTCAATGTTATTAATGCTTAAAGAAGGTGGCACACTAGGTATAGACGGTAATCCTATTGATGAAGATATAGATTTATTACCTGACGGTGGTGGTTCCAACGGCAAACTTACACTAATTGAAACTCAAACACTAGGTTCTGCACAAGCAGAAATTAATTTTACGTCATTACAAGCTGATACATTTGATACACACATTCTTATAGGTGAGTTAGGTACAGATGGTACTGACGGATCACAATACGATATAAGAATGCAGTATTCTGTAGGAGGATCACGTATTACAAATAACTCTTATCAACATCGTTTTGTTCAGATTAAAGGTGGATCAGGTGCTAGAAGTACAAGACAAGCTAATCAAAGCTATCACCTTTTACGTGAACAATATGATGATCCTAACGCAGAAAAAAGTTTTAACATATACAATGTAATACACAACTTAGGCAGCACTACATTAGCTGCAACACAAGAGTTTAGAGGTAACTCACATGCTAGTGCTACTAACAGTAGGCAAAGCGTGGGTGGTTATTTCTTTCTTAACACTGGTGCAGTAGACGCACTATACGTATATAGCACTGCAACAAATGGTTTTGCTGCAGGATCTAGGTTATCTTTATATGGAGTAGCATTGTAATGGCAGGTAAGTTAGAAAAAGTCAATACATTTACAGATACTAATGCAGCTTCTTTAACATTAGGTAGTATATTTACTGCTGACTATAACTTCTATAATGTTTACATACGAGGTGGTATTACTTCTGTATCAGACATAGCTTCAGAGAGACCAACGGTAAAAGTTTTAACAGCAGCAGGTGCAGAATTTTCTACAGGTATATACGACTTTACATCTTTTGAATTGAATGGATCTAATCTTACAGACAATAATGCCAATGCTGATCAAGACAGTGGTATTTTAAATATATTAGCTGCAGGAGACAATACATTTTCTACACATATAAAAATATGGAATCCATTATCAACAACATTTTATAAATATATGTGGACAGCTTGCATGGGAACAGGCGGTTACAATAAGGTTGGTACTATGGTTAAGTCACAAGTAGCAGCAGGCGGTTTAAAGATAGAAATAGCAGGTAATACATTTAGTGAAATACATGCAGCAGTTTATGGGATCAAACATACATGAGTGCAAATAAATTAGAACTTATAGAATCAGTAGAAGTAACAAGTAGTACAGCTACAGTTACATTAGGTGGTGCTAATTGGAATAACTCATACGATAGCTATATGGTTATATGTGACGGTGTGACAAATGATTCTGCAGATGAAATACAATTGCATTTATTAGATACATCTAATGCAGAGATTACAGGTTCTTCTGACTACAACTACTCTTTTCAAAGATCAACACAAGGTTCATCAGAAGCAACTGTAAAGAATACAAACACAGATGATATACAAATAGGAACAACAGGCATTGGTACAGGTGCAATGTTTGCTGCAGAATTTTTACTACAAGATTTTAATGACGCAACAAAAGTTTCTACAGGACACATGGACTGTGTGTTTCAGGACACAAGCGGTAAAGTAAATACAGAAACTGGTGGTTTCTTTATGTCAAATGCCACTTTAAATAAAGGTTTATTATTTCGTATCAAAAGCAATAACAATTTTTTAACTGGAAGATTTACAATATACGGTATTGGTTCTTGAATTATGGACTACGTCGTAGGAATTATATTTGGTTATTATCTTAAACGTTTTTTGGATTGGATTAAAGATTTTGCAGAACCAAAGATACCAGAACATTACACAAAAGAAGATTGGGACTGGATCAAGTAATGTCTAACGGCAACGGATTCACAACTAAAGAATACTTACAAATAATTAAAGAGGAGATCGATACAGCTAATACACGCATTGACGAATTGCATGAAAAAATTAACAAGTCACCATCACGCCAAGAAATTTTAGGTTGGCTCGTTGCAATTACCAGTAGTGCTGCATTTCTAAATAGTATAATGTAAGAATGGACGGCTACGCATTGTACTGGAATATATCAAAACGCATGGTTGCTGTATTTATAGCACAAGCATTGAGTGTTATTGGTGCAGGTAGTTTAGTAGGAATTGATGTCATACAGTCATCATTACTTGCAGGACTACTAGGCGTAGCAAATGTCCTAGAGATTCTTGCTAGAAAATATCTAAATGATGGCAAACTATCATACGAAGAAGTTAACCAGGCATTCGGTATTTTAGATAGCAAAACACATAACGACATGAACGGGAGAGAACTCTAATGGCAGATCCTTGCTGCGGTGGTGGTTGCTGCGGAACTAAGTAGGTTCCGTGCTTTACAAATTTAATACACTTGTTCGTCTATGTATTGTCGCGTTCTTAGTAATTCCATTTCCTGTGTTTGCAGATCATGTACCTACGCAAGCACCTTATAATCAATCAGTAACAATAGAACCATCTACTGGTGATTTAACTGTTGGTATATATACTTCTGATGGTTTTGAAGATAGTCCTGCAGAGAAGTATACAATATTTTTTGACATAGATAATGACGTAACTACTAATAGCTATTGTGTATCTACATCATTTGGTCACACAGATAATCTTGTATGGAACTACTATGTGTTTTCTTTAGAAGATTTACAAACATATTTTGAAAATCCATACGGAAACTTTAGATTAAAAATTAGATCAGATAACGATACTGATAATAGTTATTCTGATTTAACAGTACAAGCAAATGTAAATATACCTAATCAAGAACCTTTTGTTGGTGTAGAAAATTGGTCTGCACCTACTACAACTTGTAATGACACATCAACTACAACAACAACTAGCAGCTCATTACCTCCAACAACAGAAGCTGCAGCACAAGAAGAAGTAGTAGAAGAAACTACAACTACAACAGAACCTCCTCCTCCACCTCCTCCTCCCCCACCTACAACAACAACTACATTGTATGTAGTAGTTAATGAAGATGGCAGCACATCAGAATACACTGAAAATGAAGTAGAAGATGGCACAGTAGATCGTGATAATCAACGTAAAGCTAACGAAGATAAGTATGGTTGTTACATGACAGACGCACAAATAGATCGTGGTGATTGTGACATACCAGAAGAAGAAGAAGAAGTTGTTGAAGAAGAAGTTGTAGAAGAAAAAGAAGAAGAAGTTATAATAGAAGAAGATGAAAAAGAAAAACCAGATACCGAAGAAGTCATTCCTGATGACGATGTTGTGGTACCTGAAGTGGTCGATGATGATGAAGGTGAAGATCCTATTGATGAACCTGACGAGGAAGTTATAGAAGATGAGTTGGATAAAGAGATACCAGGAGATGACATCTTCAGAGAAGAAGGAGTTCAAGAGGAAGATGACAAAGACCAGGATAGTAAAGAAGAAGAAGTAAAAGAAGAGGAAGAAGTTGACGAGACAGAAGAAATCTTACTGGAACCAGAAGAAGAACCAGAAGAAGAAATTGAACAAGAACCTTTACAAGATCCTGTAGAACTTACTGAAGAAGAAGTAGCCATAGAGGTTGCTGAAGTAGAAGACATTGTAGAAGAAATTAAAGAAGTAGAGGTAGAAGATCTTGAAACAGAACAAGTTATCGAAGTACTTGAAGAGGTTGCTGATGTCGGAGTGGAGAATCTTACAGAAGTTAGCGAAGATGTACTTGAAATTGTAAGCGAAGTTATAGAAGAAGTTATAACTATAGCTACAGAAGAAGTATTAACAGAAGAACAAGTAGAAGTTGTACAAGAAGTTCTTAACTTAGAAGAACCAGAAGACGTACAGATCATAGCTGAAGCAGTCAAAGAAGACGAAGCTGTTGCAGAAGCTGTAGAAGAATATGTAGAACGTGCAGTAGAGAATGCTGATGTAGAAGATTACAACCTTGCTGACGTTGTTACAGAAGTACAAACAGAAGAATTTTTAGAAGATCCAATAGGTGCATTTACAGATATAGATGTAGCTGCAATAGATCTTACAACATTAGGTGACACGATGACTTCTACACAAAAAGAAAAAGCACAAGAAGTTGTAGTTCCAGTTATCATAGCTTCGCAAATTGTAGCTAGTGTGCAAGTTGTACCAGTTAGAATAAGACGTAGGATATGAAATACATTAAAAAATTATTTAAGTGGTTATATGAAATGCTTAAGGAAACGATAGCACAAACATTTACTTTATTAGGTTTTTTTATAGCGTGGCTAACTTTGACTGGCACGGCAAAAGACATTGTTGGTATTGCTATAATAGTAAGTATAGTTTTGTGGTTACTTACCATAGGTATGCGTAAAGAACCAGAACAAAAACAAAATATTAGGAAGGTGAGTAAATAACATGCCAATGAAAAAAGGGAAGAAAAAAAGATATTCTTCTAAGCGCAAAAAAAAGATGAGATACTAATGAAGATCAAAGGTGTTGATGTTAGTAAGTTGACTAAGAGTCAGCAGAAGGCAATGAAAAAGCATTCTGTTCATCATACTAAAAAGCATATACAATACATGCACAACAGTATGAGAAGAGGTGCGTCGTTCAGTAAGGCGCATAAGAATGCACAAAAAAAAGTTGGTAAGTAATGATAGAATATAGAGGAGAGAAGTTTTCAGGTTATAATAAACCTAAGAGAACACCTAAGCACGCTACTAAATCACATGCTGTACTTGCAAAAGAAGGCGGCAAAGTGAAGTTGATTCGTTATGGACAGCAAGGAGTTAGCGGTGCAGGTAAAAAACAAGACGCAAAGTCTAAAAAAAGACGTGCGGCTTTTAAAAAAAGACATGCTAAGAACATTGCAAAAGGTAAAATGTCTGCAGCATGGTGGGCTAACAAGACAAAATGGTAGGAAAGAATGGCAAAGAAACCAGTATGGGATAAACCAAGACCAAAAGGTCTAGGCAAAAGCAAGAAGCTATCTTCTGCACAAAAAGCAAAAGCTAAAGCTAGAGCTAAAGCCAATGGTCGTAAGTATCCTAACTTAGTTGATAATATGTGGGCAGCTAGTAGGTAGGAATTTACGAAAGTAAATTGTCCTCGTTGTGAGGAACCAATGTCTGTCGATCTTAAAGATTTTTCAATTAAGTGTGTAAATTCTGAATGTCTCAACTATAATAAAAAGTGAGACAGGGAGAAGAATGAAACTACAAGTTATTAGAACTCAATTTGGCAAAGACTCTACCAATGGCATGCTATTTATAGATGGTGTGTTTGAATGCTTTACTCTTGAAGATCAAGAACAAGCAGTGAAAATCCATTCTGAAACCGCTATACCACTAGGTACATACAATGTAGTCCTACGTCAGGCAGGAAATTTTAATAAACGTTATGTTGCTAAGTATGGCAATACCTGGCACAAGGGCATGTTGTGGATACAAGACGTACCAGGATTCGAGTGGATCTTAATTCATACAGGCAATACTGATGAGCATACTGCAGGTTGTCTTTTAGTTGGTGAGACACAACAAGATTTAGATAGAGGTAAAGACGGATTTGTTGGTGGTTCAGGCGACGCATACAGTAAGATGTATCCTAAAGTTAGAAATGCTTTACAATCAGGAGATAAAGTAACTATAGAATACTCACACATAAACCTCAATGGTGCAGCAGCAGCACCTACAAAGTCTTCCAATGACGATAAGATCGATGAGATACTTAAAAAAGTGTCACGTATCGATACTAAGTTAAGAGGAAGAATTATATAAGAACGGAGTAAATACATGAGTGATGAACTCAAAGGACTACTTGAAAAAGTTGTTTGGACATTCATTGAAGCATTTGGTAGTGCTTTACTTGTAGGTCCTGCACTTGACTTAGATATTAGTGCAATCCAAGCTGCAGCAATTGCAGGTGGTGGATCAGTAGTAGTGATTCTAAAAGAGTATGCAAAAAAACAACTCACAAGTAAGTAAACTTACTACAACCCAACAGGACGTACCACACAACAAAGAGTCTAAAGATATACCTGAACACCCTAACGGTTGGGAACCAGGTGTAAAATTTGACTACAAGACAAAGACTGGAACGATAACTACAAGGGCATTGCAAAAAGCAAACCCAGAGTTTGATAACCTATTAGAGTCGTGGGGATTCGATCCTAAAAAATATTCTATCCTAAATGACACAATACGTGTAAGCACGTGGGATATGAATTTGGGCAAAGGAGACGTGCAACAAGCATGGGCATACAAAGCACAGATAGTTTTAACAGAAGATACTATTGATGAAAAAGAATATGACAAGCTATCAACCTGGATACAATCGTATAAACGTAAATCAAAACCTAAAATAAAAAAACCTAAGGCAAGTTTCTTTGTCGCTGTATCTGATTTACAACTAGGTAAAAGAGATGGCGGTGGTACAGAAGCAATAGTAAATAGATACCTGGAGAAGATAGATACAGTAAGAGATAGATATAATTTTTTACGCAAAGCAGGAATACAAATAGATCAACTTACCGTCATAGGATTAGGTGATATCGTCGAAGGTTGCGTTGGCTTCTACCCCCAAGCAATGGGACCTAACGGAGTCGAGTTGGATTATCGTAATCAAATGAAGTTAGCTAGAAGGTTAATTGCTAAATCATTAGTAGAGTGGTCAAAAGATTTTGATGTAGTTGTAGTTGGTGCGGTGCCAGGCAATCATGGAACTAAAAGAATTGCAAAAAACTTAGCACCTACAGGTGAGATGGACAACTATGACATAGAAGTGTTTGAACAAATAGCAGAAATATTTGCAGATAAACCACAGTTCGATCATATTAAATTTGTTATACCAGATGAACCACATTTATCACTTAACGTATGTGGCACAAACATGACCTTCACACATGGACATCTTGCAGGTTACGGAGGATCAGTAGAAAATAAATTAATGAACTGGTGGAAGAATCAAACATTTGGTGGCTTCCATGCAGGTGCCAGTAGCATTCTTGTATCAGGTCATTACCATCATCATCGTGAATTACATGATGGACGTACATGGATACAAGTTCCTGCATTAGATGAGAGTACCTGGTTTGAACATCAAGCAGGTAAGAAAACTAAACAAGGTATTATGACTATGGTTGTAGATAAGAATGGACATAACAACAAGGAGATAGTATAGTTTAAAGTATTCAGGACAGTCCTGGATTGCCTAGAGATAGGTATTAAAAAGAAACAGCTTAAAATCATATAGACTTTGTGTCATTGATTTAGGATAATTCTTTTTTTTTCATAACAGTTTGGACGACTGTACGTAAAAAGCGGACTTCCGAGTCCGCTTTTTGGTATGCTATAAACATGGGCAAAGACGATTGGATAATACTTAACGATGGATCGCGCGTACACGTGTCCTGGATAGATACAGAGTTTGAGGAGGAGTAATGGGCGGACCTGATTTAGATATTGAGTATGCTTTAGCAAAGACACAAGAGGAAGAATGAAGGACAAGTGGCGTTTAGCTGCCTTAATTGTTTATCTAGTTATATGCGTATATGATTTTATGCTTGTTCCTATTTATTATGGTATAGCAAGAATGGATCTAGACCTTGCTGATTATATGCAGTACTTATCAATCATCGAAGATCCATTAGTACAGATGGAATACCTCAAGAAACTTGTATCACAACATGAACCATTTACTTTAAAAGGTGGTGGATTATTTCACTTATCATTCGGTGCAATACTTACAGCTAGTACTTTAAATAAATAACTCTATAAATGAATAAGCCGGTCTCACGGGACCGACTCATTCGGGAAGGAGATAACAACTGTTAGATGTTATCTGATGTTCCCACAATAACACATGGTATAATTAAGTGCAAGCAATTCAAAGATAGTGGTTTCCTCCTTTACGCTATCTTGACACCAGGTTATTTTATTTTAATCTGGTGTGTCAGTAAAAATTAGTATATAATTATATTGGAGGTAGTAATGACTGCAATTAATACTACATTTGATAGTAATGGTATGTTTGCCAAGTTATCTGATTCTGTCGGTGATACAGGGCGTGGCTTTATAGTGTTCTATAAAAGCAATCCTAAGTACATTGACAGCATAAGCGAGTTACGTGATTGGTTACGTAGACACGGATTGTTTGTTGAAACATTCGAGTTTACCGGTATAATTCATTATGTATTTGTTAAATCAGAACGTGGCGGCGATTAAGAATGAACATATTTACAAGTCAAAAGGAGATGAAGAAGTGGGCTATATCTATGGCTAACGCTTGCGGTGGTCAAGAAGTAACACAAACATCTATAAAATTAAATAATAAAAGACCAGATAAAGTACAATTTTTGACTCAACAATTTGTGTCAGATTATAATAGTATGATGGAACAAGCTATAAAATTAGCAGAGGGCAAGACAAAATTAAAAGAAGTTGATAATATAGAGTCAGCAGAAGAAGGAGATAACGATGGCGTGGCAAGATGAGTACGATCAAGTAGAAGATAGACTTAAAAAATTTTGGGAAGACAATCCTAAAGGTAGAATCGATACAAAAGTTATACACGTAAGTGAAGATTTTAAAAATGCAATACATAGATGTGAGATATATAAAGATATTGCAGATGAATTTCCTGTAGCAACAGGCATAGCACAAGACCAACATGGTCCTGTAGGTGCAAACAAAACATCATGGATCGAAAATGGTGAGACATCAGCTATAGGTAGAGCTTTAGCAAACTGGACGTACGCAGCAAAGAAGCGTCCATCAGTCACAGAAATGCAGAAGGTGAAGAACTTGTCGGACAGTCAAGTTACCAAGAGTGAAGCTAAAACTGGCAACAGCAATAGCTACACTCCTTCGCCTGCTGTACAAAAAAAAATTGAAGGTGTAGTTACTGACGAACAATTAGCAGGTAAATCTATTGAAGAGAAACTAGATACAGTAGGACTTAATGCAACAGAAAAAGTAAATACAAAAAATGTTGTAACAAAAGGAACTGTAGAACCTCAATGTATAAGTTGTAATAGTGAACTATGGGACAATAGACAAGACAAAGCTAACGGCAAGATAGGTCCTCGTTATCCTGATTGGAAGTGTAAGAACAGAGATTGTAAAGCAGGCAAAGATGGTACGCCACGTGTGTATTACATGGAGAGTTATAACGCAGAACAACAAGCACCACAAGAGTGGTACATGCCAGAGTTAGTTAAGCCAAGAGATTTAGATGATGTTGAAGAAGGCGAAGCGCCTTTTTAATGTTTACAATAGTTGTACAAGTGACATCAAGCGGTGAGTTTGTAGATATAGATTTTAAGAACGCACCTGAACACATACCAATACAAGTCAAGGAGGAGATAGTAGATGGCGAAGAAGAAGAACGATCCGATTAATCCATTCGATGGACCTGGTGTAAAAGTAGGTTCAGAAGAATTTAAGAACATGGTCATGGGTGTTATGTTGAATAAACATAATGATCCTGATGAAGACTTTGATCTTAAAGAATGACCTATAGACCACTACCTGTTTGTTTAACTATTCAACCTAGTAAGGTAGATGGTCTAGGTCTTTTTACACTCTGCGATTTAGAGAAGGGTGTGAATCTAGGTGTATCGCACATTCAAGTTGACCTACAACAATATCCACATGTCGAGGAGATTGTGCGCACACCATTAGGTGGTTTTATAAATCACAGTGAGACTCCGAATCTAAAAAAAGTTAAGGATCGTAAATTATATTTTATCTATACGGTCGTTGACATACCTATGGGTAGTGAATTATATTTAAAGTACGAATGGTATAGCACATAGGAAGGAGATATTATGAGTATGAGAGATGACATTCTACAAATACTATCTGATAATCAATGGCATTGTGCAGGAGAACTATACGAGTTAGGTTGGTCTGCAAGAAATAGAATATCAGAGATAAGACAAGATCACGGTGAAGATTATATTTTAGGTGGCGAAGGTACGCCATGTAAATTGCCAGGTCACACACATAAAAATAAAAATATATCTATGTATAAACTAAACGATCAGAAGAAAAAAGAGGAGTTAATAAATAGACTGGACGACGCTATTCAACTAGAATTACATGTATGAAGGAAGTTCTAAAAACCAAAGGCGGTATAGCTGCGTGGGATTTATTGAACATGTCCAACAGTATTTTAGAAGCAATAACATATTGTGAAGAGATAGAACCAGGTGATCGAATAGGTTTTTTTCCTAACGATACAATAGAACACAATAGTTTATACCAACAAATTAAAAAATTAGAACCTAATTTTCCTACAAAAGATTGCCCTCATCATGGAGGAGTCAAAGTCGAAATCGTCACCAGTAAAGGTGTAGGTTATATAGATTTGTTATTAGATATGAACGATTTGTTTTCTTACCAATATGTACAACGGGGAGTGCAACTTGATTACGGTAGATTTTATCGTGGTGAAATGCACGCATACTTAGTAGCAGTATCACGAGTTCTTAACTCACCTAAGGCATTGAAGGAGAGAAAATTAATTAAAAAGGAAGAGTGATGAGCAAACAAAAACAACAGGGTACAAAGCTAGAGACATTCGTGGCAAAGATGTTAGATGGTGAGCGTATTGCAGAAGGCGGTAAGAACGATAAAGGTGATGTGTTATTTAATTGGAACGGCAATGAATTTTTTGTAGAGTGCAAAGCCAGGCAAAGTTTAAATGTCACACGTGAATTAGCGAAGGCAATAAAGAAGTCAAAGTCGAACTTTACCGCGTTAGTTTGGAAGCGCTTGGTAAAAACTGGCGGACAAAGAAGACAACCTGATGGAGTTCCTATTATTGTTTGCATACCATTGGATACATTTATAGAAATAGTTGAGACTAAAGTCGGTAATCAATTCTATGATGATCCATTTTGGAAGCAGCTTCCTTGACAGATATTGATAAGGTTGGAAGACAGACTGCATTAAATTTACAAAGTTTAATGGCAGTTGTTGAATTTGAATTTAATAGACATGAACCATGCTTAGTATGTAAGCAAAAATTTAAACATCATGAAGATGGACTACCGTGTAAATCAGATGACTCCAGGAAAAAGATTATAAAGAGAAGCAGATGGAATCCTTGACATAAATTTAGTTATGTAGTTAAATAGAAATATCTTTTAGGAAGGAGATAACATGAGTCATTTAGACTTAAGAATAAAAATGGATACGGCAGATATCAAGGTGTTAAAACATCTAGCCGAGTTCACAAAAAAAGCAAAAGGTACAAGACTAGAGAACCTGGTATTTGTATGGAGACCAGATGACTGCTTAGAAGTACAGACTACAAATAGTTTTGTACTTCACAGAGTCGTGTTCGGTAAAATAAAAAAGCCATACATGACTATCGATGATGGCAGAGTCGAAGACATGCAACCATTGTTAAATGAAAAATATTTAGCAGTTGTTAATTGTGATGAACTCTTACAAGTATGTAGAAATATATTGAGACATAAAAAATCAACAATAGATATTACATGCTATCTAAGATACACAACTAATAGTACTAACAATTCAATAGTCGATGGTGCAGTACGTCAAGTAAATGGTATTTATATGTTAGACCAATTTGTTGGTGATTATAAATTACTTAACATGATGAATTTTAATTTTGATTTTACTGAAAAAGAAAATGATTATTACAACATGTACAACGTAGGTATTAAGACTCAAGCAAGGGATTTAAATTATATTGATACGTTAAATAATTTATGGTTTAAACCAAAAGAATTTAATAATAAAGATATTGAATTACCTAACATCTTCGGCATGACTGCAAAAAATA